GATTACCAATTTATGTAAAATTTATGAGTTTGGAAGTATATTCAGATGCTTTTATGAATTCCACAAAAACCAGAGTTACGATGACGCCATTCTTTATTCTCTCGGGTTCAATGGATACATACAATGCATTGAAGGTTTACAAAGGAATATTTTTGATAAAAAAATAAATTTTGCAGAATTTTATGAAAAAGAGAGAAAGAATAAGAAAGGTCAAAAGGGTCAAAAGGATAAGAAAAGAAACAAGGTTGTTTTCAAAAACTGTTATTATGCATCCTTAAGCAACAATAGTATAAAACCCATTAAAAACACTATAAACTTAAAAAAAAATATGATCATAACAGGCCCCAATGCCTCAGGTAAAACAACCATTCTAAAATCGACTATAATCAACATTATATTTACGCAACAGTTTGGGTGTGGCTTCTATGATGATGCGGTTTTTACTCCGTTCCACCACATCCATTGCTATTTGAACATACCAGATACGTCTGGACGCGACAGCCTGTTTCAAGCGGAAGCACGCAGGTGCAAAGAGATATTGGACTGTATAGATAGTCACTCCAAAGACAAACATTTCTGTCTCTTTGATGAACTCTATTCTGGAACCAATCCGGAAGAAGCAGAAACAAGTGCGGCGTCTTTTATGTTATACCTGCAAAAATATAAATTAGTAACCAGTATGCTTACTACCCATTTTGTAAAAGTTTGTAAAAAATTGGACAACATTGGAACCATACAGAATTTTAAAATGGTTACAGAAAAGGACGATAACAACCACATTATTTATAAATATAAGATAGCTCCAGGAATTTCAGAAGTAAAGGGTGGTATAAATGTGTTGACTAACCTGAACTATCCAAAGGAGATAATAGATGGTTCAATGAACGGTTAATTCGTTATTTTGATGATTAATTTTTATATTATATTTGTAATATAATGTCATTAATTGATCTATTTAATCCATCTTTTTTAATGTATTTAGGAGTTTTAATTCTTGCTCTCTCCGTCCTTGTAGTCTATTTTGAAGGAAAAATCCGAGAACAGAACCACAAGTTTGCTTCCATGTTTAGTATAGTGTCTACTTTAGCAGAAGATATAGGACAGCTCAAATATGGCGCAGTTTCGCCGGTATTTGAAGGCGGGTCTGAAGTAAACAATGTGCGAACTCTTTTAGTCCAAGAAGAAAAACCCTTGATTGAAGTGTCGGATGACGAAGACAGTGACAGTGACAGTGACAATGACAGTGACAATGACAGTGACAATGACAGTGAAGAAGAAGATGATGATGAAGATGAAGATGAAGACAGTGAAGAAGACAACAAAAATGTTATAGATTGTGAAAGTCTGTCAATCAACAACGACTCTGTTAATTCAGACACAGACGATGAGAGAGACAATATTAAAGTATTAAAAATTGACCAGAGTGAATTTGTAGCCCCAGAAATAATTGATTTTGAAAAACTAGATATAGAAAACAAAGAAGAGAAAGAAAACAAAGAAGAGAAAGAAAACAAAGAAGATAAGGAAGAGAAACAATATAAAACAGTAAACATTGATTTAGAAGAGAACGACACCGAAACTGTTGTAGACTACAGAAAATATTCTATCCAAAAATTGAAAAGCATTGTTACAGAGAGAGAGCTGGCAACAGACGTATCCAAATTAAAAAAGAATGACTTGTTGAAATTACTTGGTATTGAATAAACTTTTATCTTTCTTATTATATAATAATGTCTTGGGCAACTTGTTATTCAGGAAGCAACAATATTAACTTTAATTCTCCGCCAATTATGGCAGACTCCAGGATCTATTCCTCTTGGCAGCCAGAGGCGGTTGTCAATAAAAGAATACGGAAAAGTGAAGGCATAAAGACAAACTGGCAGTACCGTCAATTTCTTCAAAAGAATGGAACACAGATAATAAACTATAATACAACAGAAGCCTGTTACTATTTAGGGCTAGAGTGTCGTGTCCCTACAGACAGGACACCATCCGACAATGTTCCATACACATTTAAAAATACTTTTGACACTGGAAGTCCAGGGTTTGGATACTGCAACTCAGACTTGAAAAATCCCTACTTGACAACCGAACAATTGAATGCCAGAATGGTGTCCATACACGTGAACCCAGAAGGTTTTACAAATAATAACATAACAACAAATAAACAATAATAACAACAAATAAACAATAATAACAACAAATAAACAATAATAACAACAAATAAACAATAATAACAACAAATAAACAATAATAACAATATAATAACAATAATTTATTATTATTATATGAAGGTTCTCTCTATTGACGTTGGTATAAAGAATTTAGCATTCTGTCTCTTTGAAAGAATGGAATATTTTACCATAACAAAATGGGGGACAGTCAATATATCTGTAGAAGAAGTGTTGTTGTGTAAATTTGTGGATCCAGGATCAGGCCCAGGATCTTGTTCATCTTCAAAAAAAATGAACCAAGTATGTAATAAACCTGCAAAATTTAAAAAAGACGGTGAACACTACTGTTTAAAACATTCTAAAAAACATTCACTGCATATACCTAGTGCAGAACAGAAACCATCATTCATTAACAAACAGAAGATACAAAAATTATACGATATTGCAGACACACACAAAATAACGTATAATCCCAAAATAAAAAAGCAAGACCTCTGCAATCTGATAAACGACCACATTAAAACATACTATTTTGAAAACGTTGAAAACACGCGCGCAGGTGATGTCGATCTGTTCAACATTGGACGAAACATAAGGTCCAACCTAGATAAACTCTTTATAAACGAAAACAAAATAGATTACGTCATCATTGAGAACCAGATCAGCCCGATTGCAACCAGAATGAAGACCATACAGGGGATGCTTGTGCAGTATTTTGTGATGTCTACCCTGAATGTAGACCACATTAACTTTATATCGGCATCCAACAAACTCAAAATTTGCGACATTAAAGAAAAGACCAAATACAGCGAGAGAAAAAAAATGGGCATAGACAAATGTTTAGAAATAATTACAAAGGATTGCAGGTTCAGTGAACACGTCGACTATTTTGTAAAACACAAAAAAAAGGATGACTTGGCAGACTCCTTTCTACAGGGATTATGGTTCATCAATAACCATCATTTTTAAAAAGTTGGAATAAAAAATTCAATAAATTCAATAAATTCAATAAATTCAATAAATTCAATACAAATTATTAAAATTATATATTTAACAATTCGTATGACTTAAAATTATCTATTCTAGTAAATGAATAGATATAATGGCAGACATTATTGAGATTAAAGAATTCGATATTAATGATTTTGGTAAATCTTCTAATTTTGGAGGCGGTCTTGAACTACTAATGAATGACAAAGCTAGAGACAACGGAAATATGACGAGTGACATTGAGTTGGAAGACTTAAACAATTTAGAGAACGAACTGAACAACCTGGTTGACAACACTTCAGCAGACAGCTACAAACCCAGGTCTGACCTCTTCTCTTCTCCCAGCAGTATGTTTGACGATAGGCCATCTGTAAGGTTTAGCAACATGAACGGCGACCAAGAACCGTCCATTGGCGAATTTACTGCAAACACCGACACTGGAAACAAGACGTGGGATGGGTTTGGAAAGTTTAATGACATACCAGTTAACCCAGACAAAGAGATACCTTTAGAACCCAAAATGACCAAAGAGGAACTCCTGCGTGAGAAATTTAAGTATTTAAGAAAGTTGGAAGCCCTCGAGAAGAAAGGAATTGAGCTTTCAAAAAAATACAATATGGATTCGTCCCTCCAAGAAATGCAGGGTGAATACGAGACCATTATGGAAGAGAAACAAAAACAGAACTCCATCAAATTTCAGGGGAATATGCTTATGGCGGTCATCAATGGAATAGAATTTTTGAACGGAAAGTTTGACCCTTTTGACATTAAATTGGACGGATGGAGCAGTCAGTTTGAAGAAAACTTGACTGACTACGATGAGATTTTCAGCGAGCTGCACGAAAAATACAAGAGCAAGGCAACGATGGCTCCAGAGCTGAAGCTGTTGTTCCAATTGGGTGGCAGTGCAATGATGGTACATATGAGCAACACCATGTTCAAGAGTGCTATGCCAGGGATGGACGACATTCTGCGACAGAACCCTGACCTGATGAGGTCCTTCCAGAATGCCGCCGTCAACTCTATGGCTCAGAGCAGCCCTGGGTTCGGCGGGTTTATGAGCAATATGATGAACCCTGAACCACAAGTGCCGTCTGGCTACGGACCTCCGCCACCTATGGCTACCCAGGGTCCGAACGCGGTGCCGCCACCGATGGGACGCCCTGGAAACAACAACAACAACTATTCTAGGCAAGACTTAAACTATGGAAAAAGCAGTTTTACAGACGACGGTATCAGTCTACGCGAAAATTTTGAGAGACCGGACCTTCAGGACAGGACGAGCAAAAGGTTTCCACCACGTCCCGAAATGAAGGGGCCCAGCGACATCAGTGACATTCTCTCTGGGCTTAAGACAAAGACCATCAACATCCAGGAACCATCATCGAATACCAATTCCAATGGGGATAGTTCCAATATCAACATGAACGACAACAGCACCATCAGCATCAGCGACCTCAAGGAGATGCAGTCTGAGGGGAATATGCCAAAGAGGAGTGGACGACGAAAGAAATCCGCAAGCAACACCATCTCTCTAGACATCTAATATGATACATCTAATATGAGACATCTAATATGAGACAAAAAATATAATAAATATATAAATATATAAATAAAACTATATTTATTATATTACACCGACCGAAAAGAAAAATGAGACAAAATATAATAAATAATTATATAAATATTTATTTATTTTTTTATTTAAACAAATAATCTTTTATTTCAATATATGCAACGAAACAGTAACCGGACTACCAATTCAAATAATGCAAACGTGTTAATGACAAAATGTCACAAGGGAGGAATAAAAATTAAAGAGTCAAACAACAACTTTAGGGTGGACC